AAATCCACGCCTGTCCTATCGTACGGGCTACCAGCGGTATGTTTACGCTTGCTGTACGTGTGCGGTTGTACCGAGCTGATAGACCGCTTGTAGAGGCTGTAAGGCCTGTAGCACCTAAGTATAGCTCGATGCTTTGTGATGTACTGCCGGGGGCGATTCTGATCGTGGAGGCGTTGCGCTCCGATGGATAGTAGTAACTTGTGCCGGATGCTTGCACAGCGGTCGCACAACCAATATCCGGAACACCTGCACCACCTGACCACGTCTGGCCGTAGAGGTCGCTTGTGCTTGCGTAGGTTGCTAAACCTGCGCCGCTGTTTACAGAGCCAGTGAACGCACTGAATGGTTTTTGTATTGCAAGACCGAACAGGGATGTATGCCCATAATCAAATTGTGGTGCGCCGTCTGTGATGGTATTTGCCCCAGTCAGGACTGTGGTGTTTCCACCACTACCTACACGTCTATTGTAGTTTTCAATAATGTTGGTTGCTGACCCACCCGACACACTTCCTTGACAACCATAAAAAATATTGTTTGTTACATAACTTATTGCTGTTGCGTTACCTGCTCCACTGATAGATACAGCACTACCCTGTGGAGCTATAATCAGATTATTTGTTACGTTAATACCACCACCAGTAGTATTGGCTATCACAATTCCTGTTGAGTTCATGTTTGCTAGAAAACAATTGCGCACGTCAACATTTGTATCTGTGTCGGTTGTTGTGGTTATGTACATACCAAAGTGAGACCGCATAAAAATACAGTTATCAATCAGTAGATTTTTGACAGATGTTAGTCGAATCGGCGGAGTTCCTACACCAGCACCAGCCGCGATATTTCCGGAGAATACACAGTTTTTGATTGAAGAGTTATTACCTGTGCCAGTGTAATAAATCCCGCCGTTTAGACTCGTGTGGTCAAAATAGATATTACTAATATTGATGTAGTCAAACGTAACGCCACCCCATAACAAAGTACTAGTAGCGGCTACATTGTCACTAGATATAAAGTTAGTTACTCGGACAATCCCCGGAGTCACTCCCGGAAACTGTGCCGCAGTAGGGTCACCGAAAAAGTTAGTCGCAGATGTATAGGTCGCAGTCGTGGTGATGCTCTGGCGGTATGTACCGGGAGCGATGTAGACCGTATCACCAGATGTGAACGCTGTACCTGCTTGCACGATACGTGCTAGGGTTTGCCACGCTTGATTAGTGGCTGGACCCGTTCCAGCGTTGCTATTATTGCCGTCTGGTCTCACATAGTAAGTTGCCATTATTCCGCTGTTCCATTCACGATTTCAGCAGCCATCAACCATACAAATTGATTCACAATGGACAACTGCCACGTCGAATCTTGTTGCGCCCACCAAGCAAATACCGATGTTCCATCAGGTCCAAAATCTGCTATCGGTTCGTTTGCATCGTTTGTGATAATGCCCTTGACGATGTAGTCGGCTGGGTTCTGTGAGTTGTTTGTTATCTCAAGAGTCTGGAAGTTCATTATATATCCCTCACATAGATGCGGAGTGGGCCGAAAACTTGCGTGTCGTTTGCCGTTGTTGACCTTGTGATCGTAGCGGTGTAAGTCCCTGGCGTGTTCGTTACGGTGGTGTCAATCGTAAAGGTTGCCCTGCCATCAGCTGCATAGGTTGCCGTACAGGCGTAAGTGTCAACCAGCGTAGCACCACTGTTGTAGACCTTAGCCGTTACCGTTGCACTCGTGATATCTATCCCTGCGCCGTTGTTGTCTACGCACTGGATATCGATTCCGTGCTGTGCGCCCTTCTGGATGTCTAGCGGATCAGATGCCCCCAAGCCATCAGCCCTAACCTCAAACGGCCCCATGCGTACAAGCACTGCGTCAGTCGGTGCGGCTATAAGGTTGACCGTCAGCACCGCCCCGTTCGTGCCTGCCGCACCTCTTACCACGATCGTGACATCAGATGCACCAGCCGCAAATGCCGCATCAGGAACATCCAAACGATACACGCCCGGCACAAGGGAGGAGCTTATCTCAGCAAAGCCACCAGAAGACCACGCGCCGGTTGCTGTCTGCGTTACCAACGTTATAGCCACCGGAGCCGCCTGATTGCGGACGTAGTAAGCCGCTAGACCGGAGGTGGCAAAGGTGAGGCCTGTAACACCGAGATAGAGCTCGATGCTTTGTGATGTTGAGCCGGGAGCGATTGTGATGGCGGAAGCGTTCCGCTCTGTTGGCTGGTAACCAGTCAAGGTTGAAAGGTTACGGTATGTAACCGCTCCAGCGTCCGGTGTAGCCCCTGTCCACGTCACACCAAACATATCGGCGGCAGGTGCACCGGAAGATACACCAAATCCAGCGTTTACACTTCCGAACGTTGAGCCATAAGCATAGACTGAAGGTAGACCAACTAGCGTGGTGTATCCTAAGTCCATCCCGTAGACACCAACAGCAGATGATGTTCCAGATGCCGTAACGCCAGTCAAGGTAGCGTTTGGATATCGATTGTATGTCTCAACCATTGCACCCGCTGTAGCGCAACTTAAGAACTTACCTGAACCTAAGTTTAAGCAGTTCTTTACAACGAACGGTGTAGTGGTGTCCCATCCGTACTCACAAACAATCATTCCAATTGCTGTACTACCACCGATGAATGTGCAGTTGATAACTGAGCCACCAGTCGGGAACGCAGTTCCTGCGCTAATATTAGTATAAATAGCGGCTGGATATGTGACGTTATTAGGCACGCTAAATAAACAGTCAGACCAAGACATACCAATGTCATATGTTACGGAATGCTTCGGTGTATCTAAGTAAAAACAGAAACTTGAATCAAAAATACATCTTGTGCAAGTTAGACCTAGTGCAGTGCCGGCAGATGTTGTCATGTAAAAAGTTGAGCCATTACCAACAGAGCCGCCACCAGTAGTCTTGACCGACTGAAACATACATTTATCAAACGTCCAACCAGTACAAGTTATTGTGCTAATACAACGAGTTAAGTTTTGAAAAAATAAGTTCGACCAGTAAAGGTTATTTTTACTAGTTGCAGTAATTGTTGTTCCTACCATCGTATTTGATGCGTCAGAACTATAACCCGTTATACGAACTTCACCAGCGGCTACACCAGAGAACTGTGAACTTGTCGGGTCACCAGTAATGTAGGTTGTCGCGGAGTAAGTACCACCAATGGTAACTGCTTCACGATAAACACCGGGAGCGATGTAAAGCGTGTCACCTGAGCCTATACCAGTGGCTCCGAGAGCCTTCTGTATTGTCTGCCACGCTTGACCAGATGTTGAACCAGTGCCGGTATTGCCATCATTGCCGTCTGTCCTCACATAGTAAGTTGCCATCAGTTAGCCCCAACGATTTCCTGTGCAATAATGTACGACATCTGGAGGACAAACCCACGCTGTACATCTTCGGATTGCGCTAACCACCACGTAAACAAAGACGTGCCATCCGGACCGTATGTACCGATAATGTTGTTTTCGCTATCGGTGATGTCACCAAAGATGAGCCAGTCGGTGGATGGTGCAGGCTCCTTGACTACCGAGAAGTTTACAAAGTTCATTTGCCCACCTTCAAGCTGTTCGCTTCAACACCCTTAAAAGGCATCGTCAAGAACGCCAGCACAGATGACACCGCAGCGGAGACACCCGCCGCTACCGCCTTGCTGCCGTAGAGTGCAAGCACTGCGCCGAGCTCGCTCAGGTCATGTGCTTCAGATGTTCTGATGCCATCACCGAAAACGCTAGTGAATGCAGCTACAAATGCCACGATCACAACGACCACGAGTCTCTTTATACTGATGCTGTTCATCTTTGTATGATCGCCTCCAAAGCGGAAACCTTGTTCTCGAGTTTACCGAGCCGTTGCTCAATGCGGCGCACTTCCTGCTGCTGCCCGTCTAAGGTGTTGATGATGTGTGCCACCTGAGTCTCTAAACGCGTCAACCTGACCTGTATAGCCACCCAAGCGGCACCGATACTAGTAACGGTTATAAAGGCTTGTATGCCGATAGGAACCCACGCCTCTGCCGTCATGATGTACGCTCCACTAATCCAACGTGCTGTACGAGTAATTCTGTCTGTCCAAAGTCTGTACCGATTACATCGTAATAACGGGCATCATCACCCACCCGGTAAACCCTATCCTGCGGCATGACATCAGCACCTACAGCAACAATCAGCGTCCACTGTGCAGATGACTGTATGCCACCGCCTACGATAGATTCTGTGTCGCTCTGGTTGGTTAGCCTGGCGTTGTACTCGGCAACCTTGCGCCATGTCTCAGTAGCACCGCCCCTGCCGTCTTCGGTAAGCGTGAAGCGGTGAATCTCTACACGGTCTTGGCAGAGGTTGCGTACCATGCCAGCGCTGATGGTTGCGCGGAGTATCGGACTCATGCGAACACCAGTGGGCGGTATCGTTCAGCCATCGAAAGGCAGTGGGCTTTGAGTTGGGAGAGCTTGACATCGGAGGTGCCTTCCTTGGCATCAATGTCTGAAGCGCAACGGCTAGCCTTTATCATCCACGCTTGGCGGGTTGCTGTCCTGACATCGTAGCGCTCCACATTGATCGGGCCTTGGTCAACCCACATCAAGGTAGGGTCTCCGGTGCCATCTTCGAGGGTATAGCCCTTGACTTGGTAAGGAGAATAAACCGGATAATCAGGTTGTGTCGTGCCTGATGTTCCAGCTACTCGACACTCGTACACCCGTCCGTTGGGCGTTGTAGGCACTACACGGTCACCGACAGCATAGGTGGTGCTAGCCGTCCAAGTGCTGAACCGTGAGAAAGAATCTAGGATGCTCCCGATGTCGGTGGTGGACATCTGCGGATAGGACTGGGCATCCACAAAAAGGGAAACCTGCGCTATCGCTTCGGCTCGTGTCATCATGCTCCACTATCCCACACAAAGGAAAACCCCCGGCACGTCTGCCGAGGGCTTGAGATAGAACCCGCTCGCTTTATGTAGCTGCGGATGCTCCGACGATAAGGCTTCCCGGTACACGGTTGGCTGCTGTTGCATCAACGTTGCCGATGTCAAAAGCCTTGAAAGCAAAGCGCTCAGTTGCCTTGAATGCCAAAGCATCTTCGACAAAGTAGCGCTGATCCGATACCTCGATGGTAACGGTTCGGCGGTCACCGAATGCTGTACCCATGCTCAGGTCACCCAAGAGGACATAAGGCGTGGATGCTGCAAGGGTTTTCTGCATATTCTGGACGAACACCACAGGGTATCCGTAGAGCATAGGCGTAGGCCCGTAAGCGCCTTGGATGTCCATAATCGAGTTACCGCCCAAAGCATCAAGCAAAGGAGCGATGGCGTTGTACCAAATCTCCTTGTGCATAAACCACTTCGCGTTAGCGGCGTATGTTGGGAGCTTGGCAACCATGCCCTTCAGGTTAGCAAGTGTCGGGCTGTAGGTGATTGTCTGCCCGGTCGTGAAGACCTGCAAGGACGCGATGTTAGCCTTGGTTGCGTTGCTGCTGTAGATGGCATAAAGGATGCCATCGAGGCCGCTCGTGCTATCGACTGCATTGTTGAAAACAACGCGGTCTTCTTCCTTCGCAAGGACATAAGCCATATCACGGGCAAGCGTTGCGCCAAAGTCAATAATCGAGTCTTCTGCCAACTCTTTAGAAACCTGAGTAAGAACCGATGGCTTCTTTGCTACCAAGTTGACCTGTGCAAAGGTCAAATCGCTTGCAGTGATAGCCGTGTTTTCACCAGGGTAGTAGACCGTGGTGGATGCGGTTGCGTTAGGGACGTTCAAGACATCGCTGCTCATCGGGTAGATGCGGCAGTTCTGCCGAGCAATGCCAAACTGCTCACGCAGGTAGATAAGTTCACTCGACAGCGGATCCGGAACGGTGAAACCACCAGCGGTTGTCGTGCCTTCGCTCTGTGACTTCAGGTTAGCCTTGCACCACTCAGCGGCCTTGCGGTTGCCCATGATAGAGCGGCCCCATTGACCCCAAGCGTAAGCCTTGTAATTAGCCTCATCACGAGTACCGGAAAGTGGATTGCGTCCAACGCCGCCGGACTTCCATGGCTGCTCAGCTGCAACTTCCGTTGCCACAGGGTGGCCTTGTCCGAGTGCCTTGATGGTCTCGATGCGCTCTTCGATGCCCTTGGCTTCTGCCATAAGGCTCTTGACCTGTGCGAGGTCACCGTTACCGGAAGCAAGCTCCCGCGCGGTAGCAAGCACAGAGTCTTTTTGATTCTGTAGTTGTGTCAGATTCATAGTTGTTGTAACAACTCCAAGCGTGCCAGTATGTCGGCTCGCTCATTATCGGTGGAGGCTTTCGCTTCCAGGACTACGATGGACGGTTGCTCTTCCGGCTGGTCTGCATCCCGCAGAGATTCCCAGACTACGGGAGCCAAGCGCTTGGCGCTTGACCGTGACAAACCGACTGCATCCCGCAGCCGACGCTCTACACCCCGCAGGGATGCGGGTTGTACGCTCTTCATACCGTGCATGGCATACAAGCCCTTTGCACGTCGAGCAAATTCATCAATGATGGCATCTGCCATGGTCTGATCGGATACGGCTTCGATGGCACCGCAGAGCGCATCGTAGTAGGCTTCAAGCCCCTCGTGGATTAGGTCACCTTCAGACTCATCAAAGACCGACACGGCGTATTCTTCAGGGGACTGCTCAGGCATTGGAGCCATGACCATCTCTTCTTCTTCCATATCCATCATAGGCTCCATGCCGTAGTACTCCTTGAGGGTTTTCACGCTGTTACGATACTCGGCAGGTGTCGGTGTAATGATGCTTCGGCGATAGGCCAGCGTGTAATTTCAGCAGCACCGCCCATGCTCTTGCGCTCTACCAGATGACCGGCAGCACCAGAGGAAAAACCCATCTTGCCTTGCTTGCAGAGCTTCGCGATCATGCTGCCGTACTCGTCAGCCATGTCTAGTTGAGCCTCGTACCAAAGCCCGGTATCGTCCATCTTGATGTAGCCTGTACCGATGCTTTTCTTACCAACCATGCTATCCATGCCGTGATGGTAGTAGACGTTGAGCGGTACGCGCTGACCCTTCGATATCGGAAAGCCGTAGTCGGTTGACGCGGTGAAAAAGTCACCTTCAAGGTCAGCGGTCTTGGTATCGCCAAAGCGAACCAGGTAGCCCTTGACGTAGCCAAGCCTGTCGCTCTTGATACCGTCTACGGTAGATGTCAGCAAGTCCATACACCCACTATCCCACATACCTACACAAGGCTCCGTAAGGGCAGTACGCGGGTTGTAGGCCCCCAGTCTTGGTTATCCTGCACGGCTACGAAATCAGCAAGCGGTTTGCCATCTAGATACATTTGATATCTTGCAGGCCCCATGATGGCTAACTTTTCAGACTCTGACAATCCAGCAAGAATCCGATCAGCCGTGGCTACATCTGGGCGGGTATCAGGGATAGAAGAATCGCCGGTTATCTCAGCCCAGGAGAGTGTCTCCGGTATCATCACGCATCGGCAGTTCGGATGCGATGGCATGATCGTATCGGTGGCTTGCAGGGTACCGCTAAGAGCCAAGCAAGCAAGGCATACCCTAGCGTCTTGCGTAGCTTGCCTTCGGTATCCAGTCACTGCGCCATTCTCGGTATATAGTTGCCGTTGTGCTTCCCGGCTTGCGCGTATCATCTCGGTACGTGCTATTGTCTCGGCACGTTGCCTACCGATGTCAGCCGCCTTGCGTACCCGCCGTGCTACCGTGCGTGGGCCTTCACCAAGGCTGATGCCTTGCACCAAAGCCATCTGCATAGCATCGGTGGTTACTTGAGGGATGGCATCGAATAAGACAGCCAAAGGGCTACCATCGCCTGCGAACCCGACAAAGGCCTGCAAGGCTTCGTCTGGAAGACTTGTCCAGCTAGTACCAAGGGTAACCCCGGCGGGCTTTTTACCCGCTGCCGCTTCCACAAGGCTTGGCGTTGCATCATTAGCAAGGATAGCGGCTTGTAGCTGTCCATCGGCTGTAATCACTGCCCCCTCAACACTAAACTTCTTCAGGTTCTTTCCGAGCTGCTCGATGTTATCTATGATCCGCTGACGCATCCAGAGTATGGTTTCGCTTGGCGGTTCGCCGTTGGCTTCACGCTCGGCTATCCTACCCTCCAGCGCTTCAAGCTCATCGATGCTGGCCTTGGTTGCCGCCTTGTATGCACGTTGCATACGGCTTATGGCTACGCCTTCACGCTCCAGTAGTTCATTCCGGTACTTCTGGCCAGCGGCATAGATCCTGCCCGTGCCGCTGTCTACTCGCTTGAGCTGGCCTCCAGCTCGTATCCGTAAAAAGGGTGGCTCTTATACACTACCCCCGGAGTGCATACGTGGTCACCATCAAGGCTCTTGCCATCAGGCTGCATTGCGTCCCGCTTGGATGTTGCCCAGCGGAATCCTGCATCACCGCCCCATAAGTCCCAGGCTACCCTACCGGGGGAAGGGAATCCTTCCTCACCAGCGTTGAAACCTTCAGCCTGTTTGTCTACTTCATGACGAGAAAAGAAAGAATACATCCGCAGTATCGTGTCTTCGGAGAGTTTCTCACCGTTCACGATTTGGTTAGCCCTTGCCAAGCCTACCCGCGTCCCGCCGTCAAAGCCCTCAGCCTTCCAGTCAAGCGCTCTCTGTGCCGCTGTCCGCATTGCTTCGGTTGGGCGGAACTTGACATCGTAAGACCGAACGGCTGCACCTTCAAAGCCACCGCCGCTTTGTACCGAGATAGCCGTTGGGTGTAGCTGCCCTTCATCTTCAGGCACCGCTTCAAGCCCTGCTATACGCTTGGCTTCAGCACGATCAATGATTCCAGACTTGTATAGTTTCTCGGCTCTTACCGCTTCCGCTTGCATATCATCGGCAAGCGCCCTGACCGTTTCAAGGTCATACATAACGTAATCACCCTGCTGTGTCTCAGGGTACTCAGGTAGCAGATCAGCGGTAATCGCATCCGCCAATGTACGGAGCAACGGCACCATTCCGTCTTCCCATGCGGCCTGTTGCGCTCTCTCATAATTGCTGTAGGTAGAGCGCTCTAACCCGCTTCCAAGGCCTAAGACCATCGGGTTGATGCCAAGGGCTGAACAGATACGCTCCTCCGGTACGCGCCTAACGGAATCCAAAGCAAGCTCGGAAGGTGTAAGGCTAACCCTATCCATCTTGTAGGCACCGGTCATAACCACGATGCCGCCGCTACCGTCCCCGGTAAGGTCTTCGTGCAGTTGGCGCTTGACCTGCCGGGCATCATCCATGCTCATGTCTACCGATGTCTCTTTGGCATCAGGCCCGACGATAAGGCTAGGCATAGCACCGTTAGCAAGCAAGCCATAAGCGGTAGTGCTTGCCGTGTTGTCGGTTGCAATCTCCCGCAGAACAGCGGTAAGCGGCGCTCTACCAATGCGGATATCGCTAGGGTCACGACCGTACCGGATGTGGATGATGTCGGATACCGGGATGTCAAAGGAGCGGCCATCCGTGGTGTAGATGTAGTGCGTTAGCGGGTTTACGCCGTTGCCAACCGGTCTAACCATGTCCTGCGGCAGGAACTGCAAAGCGGTCACCGTGCCACGGGTGGAAGAGCGAATCTTGCGCAGGTAGGTGTTGCCAAACAATTTGAAATCTTGGATGCACCAGCCCCAGAAAAGGCTACCCATAATCATCGGATCCGGTTGCGCCATAAGCTGTAGCACCGGGTGGTCTTCTACCGGCTCCGCCTGCTGGCTGTCTACCGGTCGGTAGTACCTTGGCGTGGCCTGTGGGTAGTTCCGAACGTACCAGTCAATGGCTGATGCCACAACGCCGTTCAGCCCAAGGTCACCGGCTACACGCGCCCAGTCCTTAGTGCTTCCAGGGAGCGCCCGGCGCAGCAAGGTTTGCAGCTGACCAGAGCCGTACCCCGTGAGGTAGATGTCCCTAGACTGGCTGAGTGGCAGCGGTAGTGCCTGTGTCGGGTTGGCTGCGGCTTTACGGCCTAAGAAGCGGTCAAAGATACCCATGCTCCCAGTATCCCACAAAAAGAAAAAGCCCCCTTGCGGGGGCCTGTGGGGCTTGAGTGGTTTAGATTGTTTTCATCTCGTAGCGGTATGCGTCTCCGCTTACGATGTAGGTCTTGACGTTGCCGTCTTCGCTTGAGCCTTCGTAGTACCAAGATGTCTCAGTGTCTGCGTTCATCTTGATGAGCGACTCTGCCCATTCACCGGCACACTGCCAAGTACCAACCGGTGCTACATCAACAACCACGCCATCCTCAGTCAACACTTGGCGAATCTCTTTGTTTGCGGTCTTTAGTTTCATATCTATCTATCTCCCTGCTTGATGTAGATAATATACACCGCCCGTGTATATCTCGCAAGGGTATAGGTAGATATATTTTAGACGGCTCCCCAACTTCGCTTAGATCCGCACACCTGCCAAGCGTAAGCCAGGGCATCAACCACGTCATCATGCCTACAAACAGGGAATGATAACAACTCATCTTCAAAGTATGCGGGTAGGCCTTGGCAATGCATAACTTGGCTTTGCTCGTACCGGGCTTCGAGAGGCGCAAAGCGGGTCACTTTGTCACGGTCTGGGCGGATGCCCCGGATAGGCAGTTTCGTGCGCCGTAGAAGCTCCTGCACGACAGCGGCTTGATACTGCACCTGCTCGATGCCGATCATAGATGGATTCCACTTAGCCGCCATCATCTCGATGAATCTCAGGACAGCTGCAAAGTCTGACCTAGTGCGGTTGATGTCTCTAACGTAGATCGTGCCATCGTCACCACGGGAGACAACAGCAACCCCGGTGTAGTCGGCTTCACTCTTAGTAGAGATGGCAAGGTCAACCCCGATGTAGGTAGGCAACCCTTCAGGGCAATCGCCATACCGCAACCACTCCCGCTTGATACGCGCTCCCGCAGCATCTACGAACTCGGCCAGATACTCCTGCCGGAAAGCGATGCTCGGCAGAGATTCCCCCGCCTTCCCTACCTCCTCAGTATCTATCCAAGGGTTAGCCGTGGTTGGCATCTGCCAAGACATCCAGTCGGCATCAGTAGCGGCTTGGTTGTAAAGGGTACGGAAGTAGTTAGAGCCTTTAGGTGTAGACAGGAAGAACGCGTCCCCCTTGTAATCGGTTAGCGTTGGGCGTATGGCTTCCGTCCAGGCTTGCTCTAGATGCCGTGCCATCGCAGCTTCGTCAATGATGACCCGCTTGTACTTTCTTCCACGGGCTACGGTTGACGGGTCATCAAGTGTCCAGTAGTCGATTGCCGCCCCGGTTATAAGCTCAATGCGCGGGGCAGGAGTCTGCACAGCTCGCCGGATAACAGGAGCATAGATTCTCTTATGATCGGCATATGCCTCTTCTAGTAGCCTGTAGGTAGGCGCGAACCAGGCACACGGTAGCCCGTCAATAAGCACCGGGTCAGATAAAAGATTACCGCCCAGCGTGGTCTTACCAAAGCGTCTCCCGCAAGCAAGGACGTTGTACCGCTTGGCTTCCCGCAAAATAATCTGCTGGGCTTCGTGCGGCCTTGGTAAGACTAATCGAATATCAGGCAAGGCTGGTACGCTTTCTCAGCTGCAAGGATACGGGCTTTTGCTATCTCGATGTAGTCTGCATCCATCTCGCAAC